GAGGTGGTCAGCGAGAAGACGAAGGGAAGCTCGTTCGTCTGCCCCGAGGAGCCGGGCTGCTGGAAGGTGACCGTGAGCGGCTGGGTGGGGGTGGCGACGGCGAAGTCCAGCCACGTGTTGTTGCGACGGTGGAGAAGGGACGGCACCTAGGCTCACCTCATGGCTGACGTGACGACACCCGCCGACGACCTCAGGAGAGTGCTGGAAGGCTCCATTCACCACGGACGCACGCCGAGAGCCAACGCCGCCGCCGCCCTCGCCGCCCTACAGGCCCACTTCGCCTCGGACGAGGTGCGGGAGCGGCTGCCCTGGCCTCCGTTCGATGGCGGATGGAACGAGATTCTCACCGCCCTCGGCCTCACGAAGGAGGACTAGGACCAGGCCAATCGGTGCCTCAGCACGCCGTTGGAGTCGTAGATCTCCTGGCCGTAGGAGCCGTCGGAGAGCAGGCCCTCGATGATGCGGACCACGCCGTTGTCGTCCTCCACGATGTTGGCGTCCGCCGACGTGCCGTAGGGGCCACCGGTCGCCGGCCGGTTGAGGCGGCGGTCCACTCGGCGTTCCCGTTCGGGGCTCTTGTAGCGGCGGGGGAGGTCGTCAGACAACGGGCGCTCCGACGTGTTGACTGGGCGATGTGGGACAACTAGAGGTCGTTCAGCAGCCGGACAGGCGAGAAGTCGGTGCCCGGTTTTCAGAGGCCCAGAAGCGCCACCGGCGCTTCATGGACAACGCTTGGATCGGAACCCTGGTCACGGAGTTCACGACCGAGGAGCTGCGGGTCGTGATCGAGAACCTGACCATCGGGGACGTCTTGACGCTGCGGTCCCTGGGTGTGTTAGGCCCGGACGAGGGTTGGACTGGATAGGACGGTCACGTCGGGATGGGTCCGAAGTCCATGCGAACGACCTCCTGTCCCGCCTCGTCCACTTCCACTTCCCACGCGGTGATGCGGTAGAAGTCGTCCACATCCTCGTAGTCGTCCTCTGCCCGGACGCGCACCTGGTCCCCGATGCGCCATGAACCCAGGGGCAGGTCGGCTTGGGGGGTGACGTCGAGGGAGATGGTCTCCATGGGACGGAGGTTGCGGTTCACCGTCTTGATGGCCCGGCTGTCGAGGGTGACCAAGGACTCCACGTCGGGGTCGGAGATGACCTCCCGCCAGTAGGGGAACTGGCCGGTCATGGTCTCGTCCTGGTGGAACTGGCGCTTGATGCCGGGTCCGGACCCCTTGCCGGTGGACATCACCCCCCGCACGAGGTTGTTGGCGGTGATGGTCCGCGAGCGCAGGGTGCAGTTCTTGGCCGTGTCGAACACGATGTCCGTCGTGCGCGCCCGGGAGGAGTAGAGGCGGAGGCGCTTGCGCAGCGCGTCCCCCTCCCACCCCACGTCCAGGGAGAAGTCGAAGCCGGGGTTGTCGTCCCCCATCTCCTCGATGGCCTCGCCGATGTTCCGCCACTCGTGGGGTCGGAACACCTCGTCCCGGGCCACGCCGGCGTTGTGGTCATCCACCACCACGCCCAGGTTGTTGTCCGGATGCTCGCTCTGGACCCAGTCGATGAGGTCCCGGACGATGATGAAGGTGTCGACGTCGTTGTAGCGCTTGAGCTTCCGTGACGTGGACAGGGGGTCATCGATGCCCCGGTGGCGCATCTTGCGGAAGAAGGACCAGAACCCCTCGCCGCCGAACTGCATCTCCTCGGTGCGGGGCTCGAGGGTCCAGATGATCCCGCCCCAGAGGATGACCCCGTCCCGCTCCACGTAGAGGGAGAAGGGGGGCTTGCCCAAGGACTGGAGGCTCAGCTTGGGGTTGGGGCGCTTGACGCTTCCCGAGAACCCGCCGGGCCGGTTGCGGATGTAGCCGTAGTTCAGCCGGGAGAACGGCAGTTCCTCCACGACGCCGCCGTAGAGCCCTCCCACGAGCACTTTGTACGCAGCGACCGGAGGCGCCTTGGGGAGCTGCCGCTGGAGTGCTTCGGACTGGTTGGGCGGGGGCTGCTCGGGCGGGGGGTCGACGCTGCCGACGTTGTAGAACTCGCTCGGGTCGTCGTAGAGCTCGTCCGGCTCGTCGTAGAACTGGTCGATGTCAGACACGTAGGCTCACCTCATGCGGTACCTGCTGGCGAGCGTGGGTTGCCTGGAGCCACTACTCCACAACCCACGAAGGGATCTTCGACTCCTACGAGAAGGCGAAGGCCGCCGCCGACAACCCTGAAGGTTAGGAGCCGTACCTCCTGCGGAAAGAGGAGGACCCGGACGAGCGCTACGGCGACGTGTGGGGCGACCTGTGGGGCGGCGAGAGCATCTGGGTCGTCTTCGAAGTGCCGGACTAACCGTCCAGGTCGAAGTGGATCGCCCCGTCGTCTCCCGTCGCCGGGGCCGTGGTGGTGACGTAGATGTCCCGTGCGTGGCTGCTGCTCTGCCGGTGGAGCAGGGGGTACAGGCTGTTGGGGAACGGGTCCTGCGCGTCCTGGAGGGCGTTGAACGTGTCGGACACGGCGGCGTTGTCGGCCTTGTCCGCCAGTGCCGCCTCCAGCGCCTCGATGCGCTCCACGAGCGTGGAGAAGACCCCTGCCGGGTCGAGGCCGATGGTCTGCTGCAACGTCTCGATGGCGGTGTAGATCTGGTTCAGGCGCGTGGTCAGGTCCGACCGGATGGGGTTGCCGGAGATGCCCCAGTCGTCGTAGCTCGTCGGGTAGGGCATCTACCGCAACCTCGTCATCGTGGCGATGATGAGCCGACGGAACAGGTTCCCGCCTCCGAGGGTGGTGGTGGCCCGGTAGGTGAAGGTCGTGTTGGCCGTGAGACCATTCACCACCACGTCGATGGGGTCGGTCACGTACACCGACACCCCGGTGGCGTCACCGGGGATGGACACCCGCCCCTCGTTGCGGGTCGTGCCGGTGGGGACCTGCGACTCCGTGGTCATGCGGGAGAAGTCGTTCAAGGCGTTCTGGGCGTACCAGACGATCTTGCCGTGGACGTGGAGGTCGTACTCCACCCACCCCACCGGCTTCTCGATGGTGCCCGTGAAGAGGTTCATGGTCCCGAGGACGGGCGTGTCCACCTCGTCGTTGACGAGGTACTTGTGCTCCACCCACGTCGTCCGGTACCGCTGCCCGGAGATGTTGGCGTTGACGATCGTGGAACCCGACACGGTGACCTGTGCCAGCGGCAGGGAGTTCGCCGGCGCCGTGGACCCCGCAACCGCTTCGATGGTCCCCGTGTCCGTCGAGCCCGAGTAGTCGGAGTCGTAGATCCGGGCGACCACGATGCTCGTCTGGGTCACGGGCACGTTCAACGTGGAGGGGTTGCGGAAGTAGTAGAGGCCCTGGCCCGCCGTGGAGCCTTCGATCAGGGCCTCCCCCGCTGCCACGTTGACGCTCAGGTTGGGCGTGCCGTTCTGGGAGACGTTGAGGTCCCCGGACTTGAGCACGCCGGGGGACGCGCACGCTCGGATGATCCTTCTGAACTCGTCGGGCTCCAGCCGGTCGACGCCGTCGGCTCGGATGGTTCCAACCTTGTCGACGGCCACTAGCGGCTCCTAACAGGCACTACACCCATGCGCTTCGATGCGTGATGCGGAAGGTCGACCCCGATGAGGCCGAGCGAGCGGTGGCCCGGATGGAGTTGGAGCCGGGCTCAAGGGAGAACCACCGACTCGTGCTCGAGAGCGTCCCGTAGCGGCTCTGCACGCCGTTCAGGTAGGCCGTGCGCTCGTGGGAGTCGATGGTGAGGTACTGACCGGGCTGGAGAACGAGGGACGTGAAGTCCAAGGCGTCTCCGGTGGTCAGGTTCTCGATGCGGGGTCCGGTCAGGAAGTTGGAGCCGGCGTCGAAGCGCCCCAGCCAGGGCGTCTCGAACGTCCCGATGTTCTCCACCACGGTCGAACCCGAGTTCCCCGTGGGGGGTGGAGCCTCCTCGACGTCCGACGCCCAGGAGAGGGGCCAGGACCACGGCCAGGACGCCCCACCGGTTCCTCCCCCACCACTCGTGGAGAAGGCCACCTGCACAGTGGTGGTAGTCGGTGTGACGGAGTAGATGCGGGGATCGGTGGCGTGGAACTGAAGGGCCACTTGGGCCACATGGGCGAGGCGCCCTCTGCGGTTCTCCGCCATCGTCCGGCGGCGGGGACGGGCATAGATGGACCGCTGTGTCTGGCCGGGGAGCTTGTAAGAGAACTCCACCTCGGTGGTCCCCGGTGACGTCACGGCGCCCAGGGACTCCAGCAGCGATGCCATCTCCGTGTCCGAGTCGGCGATCACGTGGACGGTCCAGCTGAACGTTCGGCCCTCGAGGAGGTCCCGGCCCATCCGCTCCCCATGGTCCACCGCTCGGTTCACGTCGCTGGTCCGCAGGGAGGGAAGGTCGAGCCCGGCGATGCCGTCTTCGTCGACCTCGTAGCCCGTTCCCGCTCCGCCTACGAGGTCGCCGATGGAGAACTGCCAGTTCGCAAGCGTCGGCATCTAGACCCCCGACGTGCGGTAGTGCCACTCCAGCTCCTCCACCACGTCCCGCCCGGTGGGCATGGGGTTGGTGACGAAGAGGTTGACGTTCTCGACTCCACCCCGGCCGCCCACCTGGGACAGCACCTCAGGTGACAGGGGAATGACCATCTCGTCGTACCGGCCCTCGCCGATGTTGGCCACCACACCGCCGGGACGGTGCTTGACGAGTCCGCCCTCCTCGAGCGCCACGTGGACGTGGTCCCAGTGGTCGCTCACGGCGTAGCGAGGGACCCTCCGCCCGTTCTTGATGTTGAACGGGGCGCCCGAGTAGATGAGTTCCTTCAGCGTCCCGGCGATGGGGAGGAAGGACTGGAAGATCGCCATGAGGTTGGGTCCCACGAAGTCCACTGCTCGCCCGAGGCCGTGGTAGCTCACGTTGCCTGAACGGGTGATGGAGCCCTTGCGGAAGACGCTGGATGCCTTCTCGACAACCGGAGTGGACGCGGCGTAGGCAAGGATGCCCGCAGCACCACCTCGACCCGCAGCAGCGGGGTCGCCGCCCACATCCGCCAGCGATTGGCCGACCTTCTTTCCTGCCTCACCGCCGAAGGCACTGCCCACCGCTCGGAACGCTGCGCCAAGTGGTCCGGGTAGGGCGCCCGCTAGAGCGCCGGGAATGCTCTTGATCCCTGAGAGGAGTGCGTCCTTGAGTCCTCTCAGCAGCTCACCGGCCAAGTCCTTGCCGACCGCGAGCAGCTTCGACGCACCCGCTCCGATCAGCCGCACGATGTCACCGGGGATGCCGGCGACGAACGCGAAGACTCGATCTGCCCCGATGCGAACGCCGCGCAGGAAGTCCCCCAGCGCCCGGATGGCAAGAGCGAACAGGTCACCGACGAGCCGACCGAGGATGCCGATGATGCGGAGCGGCAGCGTGATGAAGAAGAGAAGCACCTGCGGCAGCGCCGAGACGAGGCCCGTGAGGAACCCCGGACTCCCGCCCAAGAGCATGCGCCGAGCGAGGTCCCACATAAACAGCGGCAGCGAGACGAGCGCCAGGAGGATGCGAGCGCCGAAGCGCACGAAGAAGTTGTCGATCTCGCCGACGCTGTCCTGAAGCCCCTGGACGAAGCCTCCGATGATCCGACCGGCGGCGATGACGATGGCAGCGCCGAGGTTGGCCGGCAGCTGGATCATCACGACGCCCCAGGCGTAGACCATCGCTCCGAGGATGGAGGCAATGGTCTGCGGGTCCCGAAGGGCGTCGCCGACGATGCGGCCGATGGACTCGCCGAACCGTTGCGCGCCGCCTTCGTTGGCCCACCGCTCGATGCCGTCGATCAGCGCGTTCGCTGCGTCGTTGATGGCCTGCGCCGACCCGACGATGAACTCGGGAAGCTTAGGAATGTGCTCTTGAAGGAATGGGCGAAACTCGTTGTCGACCCAACTGCTGATCTGGTCGATGAGCTCGAGCCCGGCGGCGAAGCCCTTCGCAACGATGGTCCCGAGGAAGTCAATGATCTTCGGGGTGTTCGTGAGGAGCCACGGGGCCAACGTGTCCGTGAACCAGTTGCCGATGCCGGTGAGGATGGACCCGAGGCCCGCGAGTACTTCGGGGGCGGCATCTGCGAGACGGTCGCCGATCTCGCCGATGGCCCCGCCCAGCCCCTCGTCACGAAAGATGGCGATGAGGTCCCGGACGCCGGGAATGACTCGGTCGTTGAGGAACCCGATGAAGTCCGAGAACGCCGGCAGGAGGAGCCCGCCGAGCGTGGCGGTCAGGTCCTTCCAGTTGGCCGAGAGGATGCGCTGCTGGTTGGCGGCGCCACCGCTCGTACGCTCGAAGTCACCCGCCGCTGCACCGGCGCCCTCCATGAGCAGGGTGTGGGTGGCGATGGCCTTGTCCGTCGCCGTGAGTTCCTTGCCGAGCGACTTCCCGGTCTGCTCGAGCGCCTTGTGCTCGACCGTGGCGGCGTTGATGGTCGGAACGAACCGTTGCACCGAGTCGTACTCGCCTCGGAAGGCAGCGGTGAGCCCGATGATGACTTCGGTCGGGTCAACGTTGTGGAACGAAGCCAGGTCGGCAGCGAGAATGCCCATCTGCTGCGTGAACGCAGTGGTCTGGTCCTCGCCGATGCCGAGCTGGCGGAAGAGGTTGCCGAAGGACCCTGCGAGGTCCAGCGCCTCTTGGTTGGAGATGCCGAGGTTGACAGCGGCGTTCTTGGCGAACTCGTTGATGACCTTCGCCGACTTGCCGAAGATGACGTTGACCTTGTTCTGCGACTCGGCAAGGTTGCCCGCAGCGGTGATGGCGGACTGGAGCCCCCGGGCGATCCCGACGCCAGCCAGTGCGGTGCCGGCCGTGACGGCGACGTTGCGGAAGACGTTCCCGAACCCCGAGGAGATGCGCCGACCGGTGTTGTCAATCGCCGGGTCGATGCCACGCCGAAGGGCGTTGTCGAAGCCCCGGAGCTCGGGCTTGATGTCGACGTAGGCAACTCCGACCTGAGCGGGCATCTAGTTCCTCCCGCTCGGGGCTCCGAAGATCGCCACCATGTCGGCGACCGTTGCTTCACGCCGCTTCTTCTTGGGCCCGGGACGAGGGATCTTCATCGGGTTGGGCCGGGAGCCCTGCTTGGCGAACCCGACGACCGTCCCCTGCCGTGCTGCGTCAGTCAGTTCGATAAGGGTGGCGATGAGCTGCGCTTCCAGCGTCCACCACGCCGCTTCGCCCGCCACGGCTTGGTGGAACGACGACTCGAACGGGAGTCCCCGGACCAGCGTCAGGACGCGACGAAGCCCTACGGCAGACTCGGGAGCCCAGAGGGCGCTCCCCAAGTCGATGCCGTAGAACCGTTGGAAGTCGGCCTCGATGGCGTCCCAGTGCTCCCGGAGGGCGACCTCGAGGCCTGCGATTCCCCCGAGCCCATCCCGTAGGCGTTGGTGATGGCCTCAAGGTCGTCGTTGACGTCAGCGTCGGGGAGGTCCAGGTACTTCTCGAACTGCTCGTCCCCGAGGACGGAGCGGAGGGCGTCTTCGTAGCCCCCCACTTGGCCTCGCTGCACCCGCCCCACGCCGACGAGGAAGCGGGGCGGGAGCTTGGTCGGAGCGATGAAGTCGTGGCCGGCGAGGTGGAGGAGCTTGTGCGTCCCCTCCACCTCGTCCCGCACGACGTCGATGGGTGCGACGTCAGCCACTACGCAGTCGCCAGCGCCGGGCTGTTGGTGTACCAGTAGTACGGCAGCGTGGTGCCGGACGCGAGGGCCGTGAAGGTGATCGGCAGCTCGGCGGCGGAGTTCTTCGCCAGCGAGAACGACACCTCGTCAGCAACCAGCGCACGGGTGATGAACAGGCGCCACAGGTCGGAGTTCGAGTCGGTCCACTCGAAGCCCAAGGCCCGCTCGTCCAGCGTGCCGATGTCGTTCGGCTCGAACTGGTGCTTCTCCGTCGCACCCGTCCCCGAGGTGGTGATGGTGCCGCCGCCGAAGGCGATGGGGAGCGTCGTGGCGTTCCACTGCATGAAGGACATGCCCATCGTGACGTTGGCGCCGGTGACGAGCTTCTTCACGGGCTGGAAGGACTGCCACACGGGCACGTCCTCGGTGTCCCGGCCCTGGGTGTACTGGAGGCCGTCCTCGTTGAGGTAGCCGCACTCCACCCAGTCGGTGTCGGCGGTCTCGAAGGTGACGTCGGGGGTAGCGGGCGCAGTTGCACCAACGGGACCCACGTACACGTGGCCGTTGACGGCAACCAGCACCTCATCAGCACTGAAAGCCACTGGGGCTCCTTCTCTGGATCAGGGGGTGACGTAGATGCGAGCGTCGACCTGGTAACAGGGCAACGGCTTGTCTTGGGCGTTCTTGCGGAAGGGATCGGGTGCCCAGTCCGGTCCCCGTTCGATATCGACCCCCGTACAGGCACCACGGTCGTGAGTGCCGGCGATGTCGTGGAGGACTCGCCTGACGGTGTCGATGAGGATGCGCGCCTGGCCCTGGGTCTCGGCGTAGGCGTCGACTTGCAACAGGCTGGCGTTGAACCAGCTCTTGAACAGTTCGCTGTTGGTGATCTGCGTCACCCGCAGGCAGGGGCGAGATTCGTTGACCTCGCTCGCCACCCTCGTACCGACGATGGCCGTGATGTCTTCGTGGGCTCGGAGGTAGTCCTGCACCAGCAGTTCGGCGTTGGCAGGCTGCGGAAGGGTGGTCGCCATGGCGGCTCCTCGATCGCAGCGTTACCTTGCGGGGCGTGCCCGAAGACGTTGCCTACGACGCCGGTCGGTTTCTCGGCAGCCCCATCGGACTGCTGTTGTGGCTCGTACTGGCGGTCGTGCTGATTTGGCTGGCGGTGAAACGCTCTACTTCTTCACGGAGGCCGCCGCCTCCGGATCGACACCAGCAGCCTTCGCCGCCGCCTTCGTCGCCGGACGGCCACGACCGTCCCGAATGACCTCGGCCGCTTCGGCGTCTTCGAGCGTGACCCGCTCCCCGATGTCCTTGCCCTTCCAAGGGTGCGAGAGCACCACGTCAACGCTCATCTACGTCCTCTTTCAACTCGGAGGTTCAGGGACTCCGCTGCCTTGCGGAGAACTGCGAGGGGTCCGCGGCCGTCGTTGACGCCGTGGACCTCGATCAGGAGGGACTTCCAATCGTTGGCGTTGATGCGCCCGACCACATCGTCACCGGAGGTGTCAACCACCCCTTCGATGCTGGGCTTGTAGTCGACGTCGTCTGGGTCGCCACTGTCGGGTGCCATGTCCCGAGCTCTCTGGGCGCCCTCTTGGGCCAAGTTCTCCATGAACCGACGGAGCTGTGGCTCACGACCGAACTCACGGGGAAAGTTGCGGTTGTAGTCGAACCGGTTAGCCACTGACGTGACGGAGCGCCACCCGGAGGTGGGTGGCCTGCCCCGGCGAGGGGTTCCACACCGGGGGCCCGGCGACCTCGAACGTGTAGCCGCCGGCGATGATCTGGTCCGAAGACTCCACGTCGGCGTCGTGGGGGAGGAGCACCGACCAGTCGCTCGTCGTCACCTGACCGTCCTCGGTGCGCTCGGTGGCGTCCCGCTGGATCAGTCGACCGGCGTAGGAGGTGTTCGTGGCGGTGCCACGCTCCTCGTTGCCGTAGTCGTCGGTCGTGGTGGTGAACCGGCGCACGACGATGGTGTCCGGGAAGGACTGTTCGACCGTCCAGCGGATGCCGGTGAGGTCGTTCTCAGTCAGCAACGTCTTCCCAGATCAACGGAGGCTCCTTGCCGAGCAGGGTGGCGGCGTAGTTCTCGATCAGTGCCCGCTTGGCCGCTTCGCTGCCCCGCATCTGGCGGTTGAGGTCGCGCATGAACCGGACCCGGCGGAGCTCCTGGGCTCGATAGGCGGCCGCTCGGGCTTCCTCTTCGGCGCTCACAGGTTCCCCAGTACCTCGAGGGCGGACAGGTCGTCGAAGCGGTGGGTGGGGATGGAGCCCAACCCTCCACGCCTCGCGTAGTACCGGCGCATCGCATCGCAGTGCTGCCACACCTGGGAGCGCTGGAACGACTGGCCGTCGGTGGAGAAGTCGAAGTTGGCGGTGACCTTCCCGGCCTTCCAGTGCCACCCGACAGCGGCGGCGTAGTCGAGGTTCCAGGTCGGTTCCCAATCCGTGTCGGAGGGCAGCGCACCGAACACGTCCGGCCGCCTCGCCATGTCGAGGAGCTGGTCCAGCTCGTCTTCGGTCAGCGTCGGCTCAACCGACGCCGCCGTCATGGCCTCCAGGCGCACTCGGGCGCTGCCCTCGTTCACGTCCTACTTGCCCTTCGCCGCTTCCCGCTCCTCAGCGTGGGAGGGGGCGTCGGGACCGGACTCGAGCGAGTACCGCTCGTTCGGGAGGCCCGGGGGGCGCTCGCCGAAGTAGCCCTTGTCGGCGGCCTCATCGAAGCGCGCCTGAACCTCGGCCTGGCCGGCGTCGCCGCCGGACGGCTGGTCGTCGGTGGTCTTTCTGGTCGCCATGTGGTCCTCCTAGGCGGGGGCTGAGGTGACGAGGGCGTACACACGGGCCGAGCCCGTGGTCGCCGCCGTGCCGGTCTGGGCGTAGGTGGCGGTGAGGGTCCCGGCCACCGTCTCTGCGGTGAAGGGGCCCTTACCGCCGGTCGGGGTGACACCCGTGGAGCCCTCGGTGACGTCGCCAGCGGCGAGGAACTTGTCCGCCGTGACGCCGTTACCGAGGGTGACCACGTTGGTGGTGCCGGCGTTGAACACAGTGGTGACCTGTGCCCACGCCTGCACCACCACGTCGCCCGCTGCAAGGGACTCGAGGGCGACGGTGTCGTCCTCGAACGTGAGGGTTGCGGCCACGAGACGGACAGCGCCGTACTCGCCGGGAGCGGATGAACGGAGGTCGCTCATGCCGGGCTCCGCAGGACGGCGAACGGGTACCGAGAGCCCTCAGTGCCCTGCTGGTAGTTGATGGGGTTCGACACCGCCCAGCCCATGCGGAACACGAGCCGCAGAGCGACCATGTCCTGCTGGGGCAGGTTGTAGATGATCGTCCCCGAACCGTCGGTGATGACGCCCTCGGTGATGAGCTTGTACGTCATGTCCCGACGCACGCCGATGACGAGGTTGTTGAACGCGCCGGCGATGAGCTCGGCGGCGCTGGCACCGGTGGGCCACAGGCCCTCCATCGGGTACATGATGTTCGTCCCGAAGGCGTCGTTCTGGTTGACCTGCGCCTGAAGCGGGTCACCGGTGGTGGAACGGACGGACCGCAGACGACCCCGGAGGGTGATGTTGCCTGCGGCGCCGGTCGGGCGATAGCCGTCGGCCTCGAGCGTGGCAAAGAGGTCGCTGATGTCCTGGGCCAGCCCGCCGGCGGCGGCGTTGTTCGTGCCCCGGGCGATGACGTTCCCAGCGGCCACAGCCGAGGTCACGATGTCGTCGGGGAACGAAGCCGGCGCCGAGGTGCCGAAGAAGACAGCGGCGTCGACCGCTCGGACAATGGCGTTCTCCATGAGGGGCCGGATGGCGCCCCAGATGTCGAAGCCGGCATCGTCCAGAACGCTCTCGGCGATCGGCACGATGGTGGCGATCTCCTCGATGTTCAGGTACTTGTTGTCCCAGGCCGCCTCGGTGGTCTGCTTCAGACCGGTGTCGCCGTTGACCCAGTAGGCCGTCGGCAGGGCGGAGAGGACGGGGAAGCGCACCTGGTTGCGGGCAACGGGGATGCGCTGTCCGAGGGACAGGGCAGCCGAGCTGGCCTCCAGGGTCGTGAGCATGGTCTGGGAGACCTGCTCCGGAACCATCGCTGCCGCGTCGGTGCGCGACACGAGGGAGTTGTAGGGCACGGGGTGTTCCTTTCTTGGGGGGAGGGAGCAGCCGCCGTGCCGTCACGGATGCTGCTACGCCCGACCGAGGGCCTGCCTGATCGAGCGGTTCATGTCGCCCCCTTCGGGGGCAGGTTCGCGAGCGCCGGCATCCCAGCTCTGGGGCCGGGGCTGTGAGGGCGCCACGAGTGCCAGCAGACGGTCGGCATCTGCTGCCATCTCCTCCGCCGAATCGCCTCGCAGTCGGTCAGCGAGTTCGAGCGGAAGGGACTTGGCGAGAGCGGTACGGAGGCGGAGGGTGTCGACCTTCAAGGCGTCCCGCTCTGCGGTGACGTCCTTGAGGCCGGACTGCGCCTTCTCCAGTTCGCTCTTGCCCTGATCTTCGTACTGCTTCAGTTGGGCCTCGAGCTCTGCGGCTCGCTTGGCCGTCTTCTCCGCCTCCTTGCGGGCGGAGCGCTCCTTGTCCAGTGCGGACCGGAGTCCTTCGGTGTCGCTCGGGGGCTGCTCCTGGGGCGTCTCGCCCTCAGGCTGCGGCTGGTCGTCAGGCATCCCGCCTGCTCCCTTCATTGGTTGGTGTCCGAAGACCTCTCGTCTCGGAACTGGGGCGGAGTCTCATCGGGAGGCACATCACGCACCTCGTTGAAGGACCCCTCAAGCGCCGTGTCGAACTTCCACACGACGTCGAGCTTCTTCGGTTCGGTCACAACGTCCCCATCTGCTGGATACGGACGACGACCGTGCCGGTGCGCTTCTCGTAGAAGGACTCAAGGATCTTGAAGCGTCCGTTGGACACCCATTCCTTCTCGTTAGCGAAAACGCCGGACTTGCCCATGTTCTCCACGGGCAGACCTCGCTTGGACTCTCCGACCATCTCCATCCGAACTCGGTTGGTGATGGAGCCTCGGACCTTCTGTCCGGCTCCCCCCTCAGCGAAGGACTGGGCGAGCTTCTTATCTGTGGAGAAGCTGGAAATGTTCAGGTCGAAGTCATCGCCGGGCTTGTACTTCTCGAGGAGGTCTTCGACGTAGCCCTCAAGCCGCATCCCCCGGTACAGGGGTTTGTCGGTCGTCGGCCCGTGCCGAATGGCATTGAGCAGGTTGTCGATGGTCGACACCCGCCCTTCGGGCAGGGCCTCCCCGGCCAAGCGCTTCGCTACGTCCGTCCGCAAGGCGGGGATGTTGCGGGCGTTGCCGCTTTGGAAGCTGTCGATGGTCTTGGCAAGTTGACGCCCCTCGGGCGTCTTGTTGAGAACGTCCAGCGTCTTCTTGCGGGTCGTCGTCGTCCACCCGCCCCGCCGAGGCATGAGCGCTTCGATCTGCTCGTGCGTGAGCGGACTGTCAGGACTCGGCACGAAGTCCTTGAGCGGGCGTTCTACGAGGTTCCCGCCGGCGTCCTTCTTGGCAAGGTCCTCCACGTCGACCTTGCCGGCGTCGATGGCGTCGGCCTTGGCCTTGCCGAAGGTCGCCTGCTTGTCGGCGTCGGTCATGTTGTCGACCAGCTGCTTGCCGGTCGGGCGTTGGACCGGCTCGGCGAGGGCTTTCTGAACCTTGCCGTACCGCCGGTTGTACGCCGCTTCGATCTCCGCTCGGTCGAGCGGGTGGAGGTCGGTCCGCTTGAGCGTCTTGGTCAGCGTGCCCTTGGGCTGCTTCATCCACTGCTTGACGCGCTTCTCATCGAGCTCGGGCTGGACGACCGGCTCGGTCACGCACCGGCAGTTGGGATGCGTGTCCAATTCCCGCTCAACGGAAGACTCGACACTCTGCTGTGCCATGCAGGCGCCACAGGTGCCGTGGACGACGCGCCGGTAGCTGTCCACCGTGGGCTCAGCTCGCATGGCCTCGTGCAAGGCATCCCGACCGGCTTGGGTGACCTCCGTCGCCACCGATCGGAGGAGCCGGTTGAGTCCCCGCCGCATGGCGACGGCGATGGGCACCCGCTCCCTCAGTGCGACCTTGACCTCGATGACTCCCGATGCGAGCACCAGCGGTACGGGCTTGCCCCGATGCGTCGTGCCTGCGATGCGCGGGGTTCGTTGCACATCCGCTGGGCCCGCACCGGACTCCAGCCCGACGAACTGGGCCAGATACACAGGCGATGCCTGTGCGTTCTCCTGTTGAGCCGCAGTGAAGGCAACCGCCATCGCAGGAGCCACCCGCCTGAACGAGCCGTCCAGGTCGTCCGGGTCGAGGCGTTCCCAGAGGGTCGTGATGACCCGCATGGCCTGGTCACGAACCTCGGACTGGCGAGCTCGGTAGGCGTCGGTTAGGCGCAGCGCCTCAAGAGTTCTGGGCACTGCCGTTCAGCTGCGCCGGCTGCGGAACCGGAGGCTTGAACAGGTCGGCGATACCTGCCATGCCCAAACGCGCCGCCTCGCCCGTCTGCATGTCCTTCCACCGACCAATCTCCTGCGGCGAGGCGCCCAGGCGCTCCCACAGGGCCTCTTGCGGCACGCCGATGGAGGCCATCTTCAACACGGCATCGACGTGCTCGCCCTCGGTGCGGGACTCGGGGTCCTTCCACAGCGTTTCGGCGTCGAAGGCCCGGCCTCTGCGCTCGTCGCCCTTGAGGAGGAAGGCGAGGCGGATGGCCTCTTCGTAGCCGTCGGAGAACGAGACCTGCTTGCGCTGGACCTTCGCCACCAAGCCGGTCTCGGTGGACTTCAGGGACTCACCGGAGGGGAAGGCGCCGGACTGGCCGAGGAGGTAGTGCGGCGGGGTGCGCGTCTGGGCGGCGACGTGCTGGACGATCATCTCGATCGCCTTCACGTAGTTGCCGAGATCGGTGACCTCGAAGTCCCCGAACTTGGCTTCGGGGTCCTCCACGTTCCACACCCGGGCGACGGAGGAGAGGAAGTCCTTGCCCGGAAGGGCCTCGCCCGTCTCGGGGTCTCTGGGCGTCTCGATGCCGGTGGCCCAACGCTGGCGGAAGGCGGCGAACTCGGAGGCGACGAGCATGTCCGAGATGAGCTTGTTGCAGGCGTCCTGAAGCGGGATGACGCCGGCGAGGTCGCTCATCCCGCCGCCGAGGAGGGAGGGCTCGTTGTAGAGCGGGACGACGGGGACGCGTCCGAGGGGGTTGTTCTGAGCCTCGTCCCGTGTCACCCACTCGATGCGGCTGGCGAGGTCACCTCTGACCGGCTCACGGGAGCGGAACCGGTAGACGGTGTTCGGCAGGTAGAGCGTGGCGTAGACGTGCTTGTCGTCGCCCTGCCACTTCTTGAGCGCAGCGAGGCGGACCCGACGCATCCCCGGGGCGTGGGCCACGATGACCTGTGAGGGGTGCTCGACGGTGATGAGCGGAACGTCCGGGTCTTCGTCGTTGGGTGAGACGAGGAGGTAGGACTCGCCGCACTTCACCGCTTCGGTGTGGGCGAGCATGGAGGCGCCGTCGAGGTCGTTGGCCTGCCAGATGCGCCACGCCTCGTCGTCGCCCTGCTGCTCGTCCCCGAAGCGGAACCCGGTGACGTGGAGCCGTTCCACGGAGGCGTCCACGACGAGCTGGCACCAGTTGTCAGCGAAGGCGGAGAAGAGGTTGCCGAACGCCTCCCGGAACCGAGAGGTGGCGAAGCTCAGGCGGTGTTGGCCGGCGTAGTACGCCTCGTACCGAGCTGTTCTGCCTCTACGGTCCTCCAGGCGTTTCTCGAGGAGGTCGAGCACCTGAGGAGGGGTGCCGAGCACGTTGTCTTCGGGCACGTCACCACCTCAGTCGTCTTCGTCTTGGGTGTCCCGAGCCACGCTGGCCCGTTCCACTGCGTCCGCCCACCCGAGCAACCCGATGGTGTCGGTGGGGCCGGCTCCGTCGTTGGTGTTGACGGCGGTGAACTCCTCGCCGTCGGGCTGCAACCCCTCTGCCACCACGACGAACCGGGTGACGAGGTGCCCGGGCTCGAGGGCGTCGGCGATGCCACTCGCCAAGAGGGCTTGGGAGTCCTCTCGCCAAGTCATCAGTAGATGGAGACCGGCACCTTGGAGCGCTTCTTGCGCTTGGTCGCACCTTCGGCGATGGCGTCCCCCCGAGCCTCCCAGGAGAGGCACCCCGCCATCGCTGCGTCGATCTTGTTCACGGAGTTGGGGTGCTCCTTGGAGATGAGCCACATCCAGCGGCCCTCTTCATCCTTGAGGCGGGTCTCCCGCTTGCGGGCGTTCCCGATGTGGCGGGCGAAGACAGAGTCTCCGTCGTGCGAAAGGTCAGCGCCCCGTTGAGCCGTGGCGTAGGCGCGAAGGGCGTAGGCCATCGGCTTGTTGCGATTCGTCCACCAGCGAACCACTTGGTCCGGCCATCGACCAGCCCAGCGATCGAGAGCGGATTCCCAGTAGGGCGGGTCCCCATACAGACGCCATACGTCGTATCGCTCGAAGGCTTGCGCCACCACAGCGTCAACGTCACTCTCATCGACTTCCCAGTCCTCCCCGGCGTCCTGCGGTCGTTCCCAGATGCCGAGGACGAACTGGTGCCCCCCCTCGACAGTGGTCCCCACCAGAGCCGTGGTGTCGTGGAACCGGGCGCCGTCGAAGCCCAGGACGATGAGCTCGCCATCCGGGACCACAACCGATGCATCAGCGAGGGCCTTCCACTGCTCGAGGTCGAACGCCGAGTCGGCGGCGTGGACGATCTCGTTGAGGTAGAACCGCCGAGCGTCTGACGGGTCCGTCGAGGGGTCAGCGACCTCAGCCATGAGGCGGTCAACGTCAACCCACGCTCTCGCGTCTCCGTAGACCTGGAGGAGCGAGCGGCGTAGTTCGGCCTTGTTGTCGAGCGAAGGGGATCGGGACGGTTCCCGGTGGTCATAGAGCAGCCCCTCGCTCTGGGCCTTCGCCGCCTCAGCGGACTTCTCGGCCACGGACTCCTGTCCGGGCCGGTAGGCGTTGGTGGTCTCGAAGGTGGCGCCGTTCATCTTGGCGGCGTTCCTTCGGATGGTGGCTGCGAGTCTCACGCCACCGTTGGCAGGGAGCCACAGATGCGTCTCGTCGAGGCAAGCGAATGTGACCCGCTGTCCTTCCCGTGAACCGGCCTGGGAGGTGACGGGCTCGATCTTGCCGCCCCCTGGGATGAACACCCGGGTCAGCCCGACGTCGAGGTTGTACCGGTCGATGACCGGGCCCTCGGTGAGCATCTGATACAGCAGCGAGTAGGTGTTGTCCGTCTGGTCCTCGGACACGGCGGCCAACTGCACCCACGGAGTCGCTACCGGCTTGCCCTTGGGCTCCCCGTCGGACTTCCACCCGTCGAAGCGACAGGGACCGCACGCCTCGAAGGCGCATAGAGCGGCGAGGAGGGGGGACTTCCCCCAGCCCTTGGGCCGGCTGATGAGGGCACGCCGGTAGAGCCGGTCCCCGTTGGGCTTGAGGGCGTAGAAGCGGAGGATGAGCTCCGCCTGCTCGTCGGTGAGGACGAGCTT